CACGGGTTACGGCTCCCTGGAAGGCGCGGCCTGCGTCGTCAATGGTTGACGGAAGAGCAGACCCCGACCACGACGGCATGGTGCCGGAATTGTTGCTGGCGTCGGTTTGGGAGAAAACGCTCGTATTGCCGAAATCGGGCATGGTGTTCTGTCTCCAGAAGGGGCCGCTTCACAGCGGGCGGGGGGTGTGGTATGGGGCGAGGATGCACAAAGAAAGCCGAGAGCCGATATTCCAGCCGGGCGGAGTTATTCGCCTTGTCGTTGTGGTGGTCTCAACGTTCCTGTTTTATCACTTTGCCGGGTTTGTCTGGGGACTGTTCTTCTGAGATTCTGCCCAGATGAGGGCCATGGTCTTGGCCAGTTTGGCGTCTCCGGCAGTCGCAAACCTCTCAAGGAACTGCGAAAGCTGGCTGACCGGAATGGGCTGCGAAACAGGCACTCCATGACTCGTCAGCAACTTTGCGATGTAGGGAGCAACGGCCCGCTGGTTCTCGGTGACGAGACGGCGCGTGATGGTCGGAACCGCCTTTCTGCCGAGAGCAGCCAACCCGCCTGCAATTCCGCTGGTCGTGGGGTCATACCCCAACAGCATTCCGGCACCCATCGTGCCCACACCAGTGCCAGCCATTTCGGCAAGCTGACGGGCAGTCGTTGAGTTCCCGAGCAGTTCCCGGTTGGTGACGTTGAATGTCTTCTCCCGGTCCAGTGCCTTGCCGAGCAACCCAGCCTGTTTGTTGCCTAGAGCAGCCTGTGCTGCCTTTTTCCCCTGCGGCGTCATCAGGTCATTGAAAGCGCCCTCTGTCGAAGGCTTGTTCAGAAGGTTTTCGACTTTCGTTGCGCCATAGGCTCGGGCAACATTGCGCTTGAGGTTCGGCTGCACCTTCGCGGCGGACTCCGGCAGCCCCAGCGGGATGCGGTTGGCACCGAGTTGGGCACCGAGGTCAAAAGCATTGTCCGCCTTGTACGCCTCCTGCCGTAGCCCACGGGCGGCAGCGTACTCGTTCCCGCTCAACATGCTGTCAAGCTGGTCGCGAAGCGCCTTGGCTGTTGCGGCGTATTCTCCCGCCATCGGGTCACCCGCACGGTAAGCCTGCGTCGCGTATCCGTCCAAGAGCCTCTTGGTTTCGTCCAGCACAGCAAGGTTCCCGCCCGCCGACGGGTCACGGGCAGCTCGGCTGATGATGTTGGCGAGAGCCTGCTTGAACGCGCCACGGCCAACGGGCGTCGTGATGATGTTGTCGAAAGCCTGCAGGGGAATATCGTTGCCAGCCTTGCGTGCAATGTCATAGGCCGCGCCGATCTGTGGGCGCACCTTGTCATAAGCCTCCTTCTTGAGGGCATCGACGTTTTTCGTGTTGCCAGTGGGAAGACCGGACAGTGCTTCAACGTCAGTGGCGAGTCGGGAGTTCTGATTGGCCTTGCGAGCCTGCACGGTGCTCCCCAGCGTCTCTCTTGCTTCGGGGCTGATATTGGCCGCGCCACGGCCTAGACCGGTCCCACGCGCGCCCAGCACGTCGGCATTGATGGCATCGGGGCCAAGTTCATGGAGGCGGCGCGACATGGCCATCGCATTGTTGGGTCCAAACACGTCATCTGCGGTCTTGTAGAACTGCGAGGCCGCCTTGACTTCGGGCGGGGCGCGCAGAGTAGAGGCAACCTCTCCCGCCTTCTTCATGCCGATGCCAGCGGCCTTGCCGAGCCCGTAGCCTGCGCCGCCAATGAGACCACCGGCCATTGCGCCCTTCGCTGTGTTCCAGACCCTGTCGCCAATCCCGTCAGCGTCCTGCAAAGCACCACCACCAGCGCCATAGGCAAGGCCGGTCTCAATGCCTCCGAGAAGCCCCCTGCCAAGTACAGGCGCATTGGTAATGCCAATGGCCACGCCGCCAGCCGTTCCCAGTCCGGTGCGGATAGGGTTCTCGTTGGAATAGGCTTCCTGATCGGCGCGGGCCTGCTCCAAGTTCTTGTTGTAAGCGTCCCCGTAGTTCCAGCCCTGCCCTTGCGCGGCACCGAACAGGGAATCGACCAGTGCGCCACCGGCTGCACCGAGCTTGGTTGACCCGCCCATCGTCACGGTGTCAGCAGCCTGATACCCAGTGCCCCAGTGGTTTGGGTCACCAACCGGCCCATCAGCAACGGCAGGCTGCTCGGCAGCAGGCGCGGGAGTAGCGCCCATGTGCCTCTTCAGGGCAGCAAGCGCACCTTCTGCGGTCGGGCCGCTGACCTTGTACTTGTTACCGTCAGGTCCGGTGATGAGGTATTGCGGCATGTTCTATACCTCACTGCACAGGTTCGATGGTGTAGCCATCGTCGGTCTGAATGGCTTGCGGTGTTGCCACAGCGCCGCCCGACTTCAGGCGTGCTTCGGCTCTTGCGCGGCCTTGTTTGACGCGGTTCTCATAATCATCAAGAGCGGCAAGGAACGCTTCACTTGACGTTGCAGTGTTCATGCGGTTGACAGCAGCAGTGGCGGCCTTGCCTTCAGTATCGGAAAGGGCACCCATGCCGCGCATCTGCTGAATGGCGCTGAGGAAAGCTCCGCTTTTGGCTTGGTCAACCTTGTTCTGGAAATCATAACCGCCAGTTCCGCGAAGGCTGTTGCCATAGGACGAGAAGCCCGTGCCTCTGTCTAGGTAGGGGTCTTTCTTGATGTCCTCGACAAGCGCCAACGCATTGTCAGCAGCCTGAATGTCAGCCGGTGCCGCTGCAATGGACTTACCCGCAACTTCGCCCTGAGCCTTCTGCGACTCAGCCCCCGCGAGGTCTTTCGGAAGCGGCTGCCCGGTTGGGATGGCTCCACGGGTGGTTACCGGCTGCACGCTCGTTCCGAGGTCTTGGAACGATACCTGCGGCTGCGGAGCAACGCCCGGCGGGAACTGAACCTGAGCAGGCGCGCCGCCACCCTTGCTGGGCTGGAACAACTGCCAATTGCCCTGAGCGTCTCGCGCCCAGACAGGGTTCAGTCCGTATTCATTGCCGCCACCGGCCTGTGCCTGTGCGGCGCGCTGCTGCTGAAGCCCAAACTGCTGGTTCCAGTGCTGGTTGTCCAACTTGTCCTGACCGACCTTGTAATCCCACTGCTGCTGACGCCAAGCATTGTTCTGCTCGTCCTGCGCGCGCGCGTATTCATCGGCGGCCTTGTTCTCGGCAACCTTGTAGCCAAGCATGGCCTGCTGGCGGTAGTCATCGACGCCCTGCCCGCCGCCCGCAATGGCACCCTGTGCCCATGCGCCGGGTTCACCCGAGGCAAGCCCTGCCCCGAGGCCCTGCAGCGTGCCGCCGAGCCACTGCATCTTGGCCTGCTTGGGGTCGTAATACTGCCCGAGCAGGGTCTGGAGTTGGTCGGGCTGCTGCTGGAACATACCCAAGAGAGACTGCTTGATGGCCATGATGCCCCTCGATCAATAGATGGAAGCTGTGGGGTTGAACATCCCGCCCGAGATGCCGGAACCGAGAAGCCCAAGACCCGCGCCACCGATCTGCGCCAGCGTCGATTGTGCCGGGGTTTTGGATGTGGTTGTGCCACCCCAGTTGTTGCCGCCAACAATGCCATAGTAGTTGTTGAGGTTCTGCCACGGATACTGGTACTGCTGGTTGCCGATGTTGTACATCGCGTTGGCCTGCTGGCCCTCCAACTGCGGCAGGTTCTGGGCCGCCATGTTGGTCTGCTGCGCGGCCCACGGAGCATAGGCGTTCGTCAATTCCTTGGTAAGGTCGATGCCCTCAAGCCCGCCGCCGGTGCGCCCCGAGCCCATGAACTGCGAGGTAACATTCGCAATGATGGGAGACGCCATGTTGTTGAATACGGCATCGTTGTAACCGCCGTTCTTCAGCACATCATTGTAATAGTTTCGAGATTGGTTGTATCCCGAGTTCTGATCGGTTGACGCATTCCGCGTCATGTTCCACGCGCTGTTCATGTCGGCATTCGGCGTGGCGCTGTTTTGATAGGTGGTCTTCGCCTGCCCGAACGTGTCCTTCAGCGCATCGGCCTGCCAGGCCAGCGGCTTCGTCTTGGTTTTCTGCTTGTTGTTGGAACCTTGGCCCATCTCTATAACTCCTTCTTCAGTGTCACGTGCGTGACCGTGTAGCCCTTTAAAATTCGCTGCATGCCCTTGCGGGTTTTCTCCACAATGACCGCCGTGCAGCCGTTCTCGCGCGCCCAATCTTCAATCATGTCCGCGTAATCGGCCCAGCGGTTGATGCCCTTGCCGCCCGCAGCCCAGATGTTGCAAACCTTGCTGGCTTCCTCGCCAACGCATTCAGTGACAACGGCAGCGATGACCTCGCCATGCTCATAGATGGCCCAGAGTTGGGCCTCTTCCATGTAGAGTTGGGCCTTGAGCTTCTCCAGCGTTTCGCCTTCAGCCAGTGCAGGCTTGAGCATGACGGAGACGATGGGCCACAACTGTTCAATGCCGTCCGTTTGGATGCCCGTCACCATTATCCCAGGATACCGACGAGAAAATCCCGGTCGGTTTGAACGTTGTTCGCGTGCGTCAGGGTGGCCGTTCCGTCGCCCCTGTCTGCCTTCAGGACGTAGAGCGTTCCCGCCGCCAGTTCCGCCGCTGCGTTCGCCGTCAGAGGATCGAAGATCAGCACCGACTGCGGCGAAATGCGAATATCGGTAAGTACAGTTGATGCCGCGCTCGCCGTAAGTGTAATTGCCGTCACGCATTCAATCTTGCCTTTGCGGGTGGCTTGCAGGGATTCCCACATGCGCCGGATGTACGAAGAGGTCTGCGAGATGTTCGCAAAGTCCGTGGGGCTGGGGAGGTGGAGGAATGGACGGATGGTCGGTAACGCCATCAGACGAAGCCCATGGCGTTGAACTTGATATCATCGATCCCGGTCGCAAAGTCCCAGGTTGACCCCGCCGGTATGGTGACGCGGGCGCGGTGATAGCGGGCGCTCACACGGGTTGAACAGAAGCCATAGGAATTGGTCGTCACGGGCGCGGCTGTCGATGAAACGTCCTGAAGCCGGTTGCGGTACTTGATGGTGAGCGTCGGAGTAACACTCGTTCCTTCCACCATGGGTCGCAACCCGCGCAGCAGGGACTTGCGCCCGTCCGTCAATTGCACGTCGCCTGTCTCAATGATTGCCTCAAGGTTGGAGGACGAGAAGACCCCCTGCTTGTGGGCCGTGCTGAAGCCACCGAGCAGTAAGCGCCCGGAGCCTGCATAGAAGCGACTGTCGAAGGGATAGGTCAGCCCGTCAATGGTCGAAGACAGGTTGTCGAGGCCGTCGATGGTCCACGACGAGACGTTGGCAACGGGATAGATGACTTCCGTTGAAACGCTGGCATGCGTCCACCGGCCAAGTTCCCAGTTGTACATGAGAATGCTGTCTGCCCCGCCATCGGGCGAATTGATCGACGGGAAGGCGAACAGGTACAGCTTGGCAACGGGGTCAATTGCAGCCGAGCAGTTGGCCGTCTTGGAGGCGTTGAAATTGGTTTCGAACCAGCGGTCAACCTTCTCCAGCCCGATGGGCGTGATCTGCGAACCCGCAGTCACCATGTGAAAGCCGTTGTCGGCAGCGAAGAAAATCAGGTTTTCGAACGTGGCGATCGAGCGTTCAACGCGGCAACCCAGCGTGTTGCTGATCTTGTCGAAGCGGAACGCCGTGGGTGGGCCTTCAAACGACATGCGGGTAATGGCGCGCTCCTGGAAGATGACGCCGTATTCGCCACCTACCATGCCCATGACCTGCCCACCGTCGGCCAAGTCCTGCTGGTCTGACAGCGTGGTGGCGCTGATAGTCCAATCGGCCACGTTGTTGAGCGCGGACCACTTGACGCGGTTGTAGGCCGTGGTGCGGCCCAGCACGAAGAAGTCACGGACAGCGCAGCCGAAGGCCGAGACCGGGGGAGAGCCGCCCAGTGCTGCGAACAGGGTAGACGTTCCCATCTGGAACACCTGTGGCGCGTCCACGCCGTTGGTCGCCACGACATAGTCACCGAAGGCCGCGAAGTGCCACCAACTGTCCACGGTGCCGCCGTAAGCGCCGCCTACAGAGCGCGACACGTCGGACCATGTCAGGCCGCCCGAGTCCATCCGGTATAGCTTGGTGGCCGTTCCTGCAAAGTTGTAGGTGGTTCCGGCAGACGAGCGCACCGTCACGGCCCCCCGGCACGCCGTTCCCAGCGCAGAGGTGGTTTCCGACAGGCTGGGGAAAGGCCGGTAGCCAGACAATGCCGGGATCACATTCAGCGCCTCTTCCGAGGAATCCGAATTGAACGCGGACAGGTCCGGCTTCCATTCAGCGTAAGGGATCATCCCTTAGCCTCCAAGCAATCCGTAACGGGACGGCGGCTGAAAGAAGTTGCGCCCATAAATCTGCTGCTGCGGCTGCAACTGCTGGCCCAACTGCGGCTGCTGCATCGTCTGCATCTGGGGCGGCTGCTGGCCCATCTGGCCGCCCATATGGCCGCCCAACTGGCTCATGTTGCCGCCTGAGAACCAAGCCTTGAGCAAGTTGTTGACGTCCATCTTGCCGCCCTGCTGCTGCATCTGCTGCTGGGGTTGCTGGGCGCGGCCCATTCCGAGGTTCATGCCCTGTGCCATGCTGAAAGGATGGCCGTCTCCGTAGCTCATGGTATCACCCTGCAATGATGTTGAAGCGTTTGCGGTCGAGAATGCCGGGGCCGCGAAGTTCCGTGTTCGGGTGGCGGCGGCGGTCTTCGGCAAGAAGCGCGCTATAGGCTTCCTGCTCCATCGTGGCGCACCGGGCGGCCACGTCTTCTGCATGGAAGTAATTCATCGCAATGCGGCGCTTGGCACCCTGCCGGATCAGTTCTTCGGCTTCGTTGGTCCATGCGTTGGTGTCGGCATCGGCAGAGAGCGCCGTTAGCCGGGTGATATACGACACCGTGATGGTGTAGGCGTCCGAGGGGATGGGGAAGAACCGGATGGACTGATCGAAGTAGGCATAGAGGCGCGGGACACTGACCACATAGCCATTCTGCGCGGAATCGATGGACTGGAAGTCAATCGGCACCACCGCCTGTTTCACGCTGCTGTAGGTGATGGTCATCGCAATGATTGCGACGGTATTCGTCAGGTCAGAGAACTCAACCGAGGTGTAATACTCCTGGTTGGCCACCGTCGAAAACGTGGTGCTGTTGTTGTTGAACCACCACGGGCGGCGCTCGTAAATCTTGATGGTGTCCTGAATGGCGTAGGCAATCTGCGCGTCCGTTACCGCACCGTCGTTGGCCAGTTCATCCGCAATGCGGGTGCGCAAGGTAATATAGTCACTCATGCGTCTTGCCTCGCTTCCTGCGCTTTACGGATCAGGTAGTTGTGAAGGTTGCCGGGATATTCTTTGTCTTTGGAATGGTGGCCGATGTTTAGGTCGGTCATCAGCCAAACCTTGCCGCCAAGGTCATTCCAGTTGCGGCAGAAGGCGTAGTCCTCACCGAACCAGACGCCGCCGAAAGCCCCGTGGTTGAACAGGTCAACATGAGGTGCCACAGGCGTCCCATAGACAAGCTTGGGATAGGCCCTCATGAAGCGTTCGATGGCTTCGGTAGTGACCTTCAGGAAGCCAGCAGGCACGCAATTGGCACGAATGCAGCCGTGGTCGTTGGCTTCGGCAATGTTGCCGTGTTCATCCGTGGCCCAGCGGCCCATGTATTCTTCTTCATCGAGTTTGAAGCGATAGGTTCCCGCAACCACCTCGTAAGGTGCCTCGATCAGGCGAACCATGTCTTCGGGTCGCCAGGACACATCGTGGTCGAGGAACACGACGCAATCGGGCTTGGTGTCGAGGGCCTTCCGCAGAAGCGTGGCCCTCGCGTTGCTGATGTAAGGATTGCCCACCTCGAAGACGATGGAGTGCTCAATGCCAGCCGCGTCGAGTGCGGGGAGTGAGTCTTCCATCGCCTTGAGATAGGCGTCATGCGGCCTCTCCACCGTGGGAGTGGCGAACACAACTTTCATGCGTTAAGCAGCGCCTTTCCAGGCACCGATAGCAGCCAGCGTGTTCATGATTTCCTGAATCACGGCAAGCTGGGTCGCGCCAAAGGAGGCAGAAACGGCAATGTTGGTCGTCACCTGATTGGAGGACGCGCGCTGAGACACGGGCGTGCCGCCGTACATGGCGATGAGGTCGGCAGCCGACTGACCGAGGGACGTGCCGTCCGGGCCTTTGTCGGAGAGATACTTGACAGCCATTTTGGATGTCTCCTGATTGAGTTGGGGAATGGGTGAATGGCGGCCAGTTGCCCAGCCGCCACCAAAGTTACGCGGTCGAGTTCGACGCGGTGCGGCAGGCCAGTTCGGGGCGGATCGTCTTGTAGCCGTACAAGACATCGAGACGACACGGGAACTGGTCGTTGTTGATGTCGAAGGCGCGCACGATACGCATCGAAATGCCGTCCTGAACTTCGCGGGCAGCGAAATCCACGCCGTTTGGCTTGACCAAATCGGCAGTCGCGAAGGTGAAGGCGTCCGGGTGGTACAGCATGGAAATGTCCATGATGCCCGAAGCGCCGCCGACCTTGGTGATGGCCTGCGAGTTGGTCGGAGAGGCAGTCACGTTCTGAGTCGCGCCCGAAGTCACGATTGCCGGGCTGATGTTCAGCGTGGTGCCGTTCGTCGCAACGTCAGCCGTCAGGACGAACTGCTGCTTCTCGCCGGTGTCGGCCTTGGTCTCGGGGTGGCAACGGTTGCAGCCGACGAAGGTGATGATGTCGCCCTTCTTCAGCGTCTTGGAAGAACCGTTGGTGACGGTCACGGTCGATCCGGTCGCACCCGACTGGTTGACGGTGATCGTGCCCGAGGCCGTCTCGGTGCCGCTGGTGTGCTGCGACCAGAGCGAGTTCTGGTAGAAGTCAAACCCAGCGGTGCGGCCCATGATGCCTTCGCGATACTGCTTTGCGATAGCGGAGCTATCCTGGAACAGCGTCTTCAGGGCGTCGATCAGGTCCACCGTGTTCTGGATGGCGAGGTTGGCCACACGGTCTCCCGTGGGGGCCAGCGCCTTGTCCAGCTTGGCCTTGCCGTTCAACAGCGTGGTGAGCGAGAGGGCTTGCGTGATGGTGGACTGGTTGGCCTGGAAATAGATGTCCTTGTACATGGACATCGCGTCAGACTCGATGTTGGCCGCAAGGACCGCCATCGCGGGTTCCAGAACACGCTTGCTGAAATCGTCCAACGAAAGGGTGAGTTCCGAAGACGAGAAGTTCAGATCAACACCCTTCTGGGTGGCGATCTGCAGCGTGGTCGAGGTTTCCGCCGTGTTCTGCACGTTCAGCACCGCGCCCGTGCGGACGGTGTACTGGTTGGGCAGGCGAATCTTGAGGCTGTCGCCGATCTTCGCGCCGGACTTGGCGAAAGAGTCGTCGTATTGACGGTTAATGCTCCTAAATGTTCAGGATGGTTCGCTATTCCACCCCCGTTCCTTTCGGAACCGCTGCATGTCGCCATGCAGAGCAGACTATATCATCACCCTTTTGGGGTGCGTTGCGCTTCGGGCCGCTTGGCCCTACTCCCTCGCGGGATAGTCGTTACACCTTATCGGCTTGATGCGGACATATGCCGCCATTGTTGCGCTTGCCCCACTGGCAATTCATGCAAAGAACTTGGAACATCGGGGGAAATTTGTTTCGAACAATCCAGCGGTAAAGCTGTTCCCCGGTTTTTATATTGCATTCCCGCTTGTGCTTGGCCCCATCATTGTTGATGTGATCAATGCTCAGAAATGCTCGTTCCGTAACTCCGCAACAATTGCACTTGTACCCGCCATACGCCTGATACGCTTGGTCCCGAACCGCATATCGCCGTTCTGTGTTCTCAGCGTTGACCTTTGCCTTGTATTCAGCAAGTGCCTCAGGAGAAAGAGAAGCAAGCCACTCAGACCGCCTCTTGTTCTGACGAGTGTTTGTTTCCTCACGCAATGCCTTCAATCCATCAGGCGCTAGCAGTGACCTGCGCTTGTGATAAGATTTTCTGGCGAAGTCCTTGCGGCATTCGTAGCACCAGTAATCGACTCCGATAGGCGGAAAATCAGCTACTGCCTTTAAAGTGCCGCAATGGCTGCATGTGGGGTTTTCAGTGAGGCGCGCCATGCGCCGATCTTGGCTCGGGGTTGTCTGCTTCATTGTCAATTAAACTAGCAGAGTTCCTCCGAATTCACAACGTGTTCGATGTGTGTTTCCACACAAAGGGGCTGATAAGTTAACCCACGAAGTTGAGCTTCTGGTGCAAAATCCGCAAGGCCTCTCTTGTGACGGCCGTGGGAGTGAGGATCGTGTTAGACATAGTTTCCTATCCTTCAAAGGGACGGGCCGACATCACGTCGGTCCTATGATTGGGTTTAGCGGCGCGTCTGCTGCTTCTTGGCGATCTGGGTTTCACGCCATTTCAGCCACTCGTCAGGCGACAGTCTGTCCGGATTGACCGGACCCGTCCGCGTCTTGCCCGTTGCCACCTGGGGCACGGGTTTCGCTTCCGGTGTCGGCTTCTTGAGCGAAGCAGATTGCTTCCGCAGGGTTTCGTAACCGATCTTGGCGAGGTTCAGGGTTTGGATCATCAGGGGGTGCGTGGTATTCGCGAGTTCATCGTTGGAATACCCAAGCTCCATGCCAAACTTCGTCAGACTTGCTCGCTTGTCGGTGTCAAATTTTCCATCCCAGCCCAATTCAGGGCGGGGCTTGGACAGTGCCTCAACTGCGCGAGTCAGTTCGATTGCAGTTTCCTGTTCGACTTTCGCGGTCAGTTCGGCTTTGCGGCTTTCGATGTGCCCGGATACCCGGTTTTCGAAGTCCCGCAGTTGCTGGTACTCGGCGTTCGCAGCGACATACTTTTGCATGTCCTGCTGGGCCAGTGCCTGCCAGTTCACGTTCTGGAACTGGTCGAGACGCTGTTTGACCATGTGCAACTGTGCCTCTTCGGTGAAGAGTTCGCTGCGGGTCTTGTTTTCCCACTCTACGGCTTGGCGCTTGGCTTCGAGTTCCTTGCGCTGCTCGGCGAGGGTCTGCGTCTTCTGGGTATAGTCCTTCTGGAACATCAGAAGGTCGTCGAGGGCTTTCGGCACCTTGTAGATTTTGCCTTCGCGCTCGACTTCGATGAACTCTTCCTCTGGTTCTGGAGCCTCGCCGTCTATGTCTGCTTCGTCTGCATCATCGGCGGCGAGGGGTTCATCGTTCTCGGTTTCGACTTCCGGGGCTTCGGCTTCGGGGGCTTCGGCGGTCGGATTGGTCGCGTCGTTAGTGTCCATCGGGAGTCCTTGCGGGTTGCTCACTGGGAAAGCCGCGCATCACTGCGGGCACCGGCAGGTTATTCTGCCGGGTTTGTTAGGTGAAGTTCGCCTTCACGGCCCACATCGCGGCTTGCTCATAGTTGGTGAGCGCGATTGAACGGCACCGATTGTCGGCGACGTTGTTTCGAAGGAACACCATCAGTTCCTCAGTCATTCGCTTGATCTCAGCAACTACTTCGCTACCGGACGGGTTAAAGGCGGGGATCGTCGTTTCCATAGCGTTCTCCTATGGTAGTAAGCCGCGCATCACTGCGGGGCACTCGGGGGTTATTCCCCGAATAGGTGAATTAGAGTTCTTCGGGTTGGATGATGACGCCATGGGCGGCGCACACAGAGGCGGCCCAGCCATCGGGCACATCACCAGCGACGGAATGGACGGTGAGGCCAACATGCGCGGCCTGTGCATCAGCGGCGTTGATGACGCCACCTACGCCCCACGTTCCGCTGATGTCGGGAAGGTCTCCAGAAGCGGCATAGGCACGCCATGCGGCTTCAAGTTCAGCGGTGGCGCTCATGTCCTGGCACATGCGATGCGTGACGGGTCCAGTGGTGCCGACAGCAACCAGACGAACCCCATAAGTGAAGGTGCCAGCGCCCCGCCCCTGTGCCTCGATAACGCGCTCCACATCCTGGTAGCACGCCTCAGTGACGACGAGAATTGATGGAACGGTTGTCATGTCAGAAAGCTCCTGTCTTGCCGTTGATCCATGTTTCTGTAGATGTAATCTGTGAAGCAGTGGCAGCGGCACCGAGACCTATGAGCGAGTACATTCGCCCGTTGAGAGCCAAAGATGACCCGCCCCTCCGACCAATATAAAGGGCATAGCTGCCATAAGGCCCGGT